CAAGGTAAGGATATTGGCATATATACAAGAATAGTTATACCACTGGATAAACCAAGATCACGCATTAACTGTGATGACCTATACCAAGTAGAGCTGACACAGCGTAGGCTTGAGATACAGATGCTACGTGATGAGCTTGAGCAACTTAAAAGCCTGCAAGCAAAAGGCAACGAGATGGACTTTGAAAACTAATGGATACAACAAAGATAGCAGATGATATTGATGGCTTGGCTGACCGCCAAATCAAAGCTGGTGGCATGAAACTTACGGCTGGTTCTATCATGGCTATATTTGCTTTCTTATCTACTATTGTTGGCGGCCTATATGGTGGGTTTGTACTGTATCAGAAAATAGAAGCTGTAGCTGGGTTGGATATAGAAGCTTATCAGCAAAATATGGATGTAATGGACGCAAAAATTACGGGTATATCTGAAAAAGTAGAAGAAAGCGTAGAATATACCAGAGATATAAAGAATGGCCTAAAGGACGATATACTACGCATAGAGCAACAGACAGATCGCATTGAGGATATGGTGCGTAAATCTGAAGACAAAGTTAGGGACATGATAGATGGTGCGGAGGTACGCTTTGAAAATCAGCGTGAACGTGTTAGAGTTTCCCAAAGTGGTGCAATGAAAGAACTTGAAGAAACTTTGATGGATAAGTTGCAACGCGCATTGGACAACCCGTTAGCAGATTAGGATTATAACATGGATGAGTTTAAAAAATTTGACGTAGATGGCAATGGTAGCATAGACCAAGCCGAGTGGGATCGCATGGCTTTGGAAGATAGGCGTTTGCGAATGCAGGATGAAGACGCCCAACGTGATGCACAACGTAAGATGACATGGTACGCCCTGTCAGGGATGCTCCTATACCCCTTTGCGGTCATTCTAGCAGATGTATTTAGTTTAACTGAAGCCGCCAGAATATTAGGCTCAATGGCTTCAATTTACTTTGTATCTGTTGCTGGCATAGTGTCAGTATTCTTTGGTGCAAACGCATTAGCGAAAGGTAAACAAAATGATGAGTCTCGTAAGTAATTTAATAGGCCCTGTTTCTGGCCTGTTAGACAAAGTTATAGAAGATAAAGATCAGAAAGCACAGTTGGCTCACGAAATAGCCACCATGTCTGATAACCATGCCCAACAAGCATTGATGGGTCAGTTAGAAATAAACAAAGCTGAAGCTGCATCTGGCTCTATATTTAAGGGCGGATGGCGTCCATTTATCGGTTGGGTATGTGGTGTAGCCTTTGCTTACCACTTTGTATTACAGCCATTGATCGTGTTTGGTGTAACTGCTGCTGGCGTTGATATACCAGAGCTACCAGAGTTTGATATGGGTTCACTTATGACTGTGATGATGGGTATGCTCGGATTGGGCGGCATGAGGTCGATAGAAAAACTGAAGAAAATTGAGAAATAGGAGATAGATAATGGCAAATTCATTATATGGAAACATTGCAAAGAAACGTAAGCGCATTGCGGCTGGTAGTGGCGAGAAGATGCGTAAGCCCGGTACAAAAGGCGCGCCAACTGCAAGTGCATTTAAAAAAGCAGCTAAAACTGCCAAGAAAAAGAAGAAATAACATGAGTGAAGCAATGAAGATACTCCAAGGTAAAATTGGAGTTGGTGCTGATGGGGCGTTTGGCCCTAATACAGCACGCGCAATATGTAAACATTATGAACTTAAACCAGAACGTGGCGCGCACTTACTTGGTCAAGCATCACATGAAAGTGCTAGATTTAAATTAACTCAAGAAAATTTAAACTATTCAGCAGATAGTATGATGCGTGTATGGCCTAGTCGTTTCCCAGATTTAGCCTCATGTGAACCATACGCACGCAACCCAAAGGCATTAGCCGATAAGGTATACTCAAACAGAATGGGTAATGGTGAAGGTGAAGGAAGCCTATATATTGGTAGGGGCTTTCTGCAACTTACGGGTAAATCAAATTACAGATCATTTGCAAGCGATATGGAATTGCCAGAGATTATGACAGACCCCGAATTGGTATCATCTAATTATGCGTTTGAAACAGCATTATGGTTCTTTAATAAAAACAAGTTATTCGACATTGCAGATAAAGGTGTGAATGAAGAAATAATTAAAAAGATAACCAAAAGGGTAAATGGTGGTTATCATGGTTTAGATGATCGCATAGAGCAAACAAATAAAATCTATGAATGGCTCACATCATAATAATAACATTGGTAGAGCTGGTGAATTTCTAGCTCTATCTAAGTTAGCTTTCGTTGGTATTTCATGCACTCTAGTTCAACACGATATAGATGATGCATATATTAAAACGCCAAGCGGTAAGCTGCTGACCCTGCAAATCAAAACAGCAAATACAAAATCAGGAAATCGCAATCAATATAGATGGCATACGAGTTCTGTAGAAGGTAAGAAAAAATCAGACATATATGCGCTGGTGGCTTACGAGATAAACAAAGTTTACTGGGTGCGTGGCGATGATAAGATGATTAAAAAAACATCAACTCGCTTACACCCAGAAGCATTTGGCAATGAAAACGAATTATTAAAGCAAGTTATAAACAGCTTTGAAATTTAAATAAACTGCTTGAATATATTATGTGTAGAACATAATGAGATGTGTGGGTAGCGTCGGGCATGAAGCTACCCACACGATATATTATTTCTTCTTAAAGTAAACGTACCGCCAAGACTTAGCGCCGGGGTTGCCGATGATTGGCGTGGTTCGCTTGCTTACACGATCCACAAGCTTGCCTTTATACATGACATTCAGCGTCCACGCTAAATCTGAAACAGATAGACCAATGCCATTCGAAACCATAGTTGTAGTAAATTCGCCGCCACGATTGATGTACTTCAATATCTGATCATATTTTTTTTGCGGTATTGGCTTGATGTTTCTCACATCATTGGCGGTCACAAAATTTTTATGAGTTGATTTATTAGCAATGACCTGACGCGGCCTATCACTTTTATTTAAATTATTTCTGAGGCCAAGCTTGATTTGCTTTTTCTCAAACGTGTAGAGCAAGTGACCATACATCATCTCATAGCGAACGCTCTTTGATTGGCCTTTCATGGCTTCTCTGGTTTTTTCGAACGTCGCATAAGCGTAAGGCGTTGCTCTAGATTGTCCAATATCCCCTGCTGCTCTTGCATGAACCAAAGGTAGTAGCCACGATTTCGTGTGGGGTCTGGCGTCTTCATGTCTTTGATTATTTCGCGGTTCATCTTTTGCAGACGCCTCACATATTGATGTACTTCTTTCGAACCCATTGCCATTTGTATTCTCCTCAATCATTTTTATTCCAATCTTCAAATTTGCCAGCCTTATCAAGCGCTGGGATTTTTGTGCGTTTGCTGATTTCTTCTGGCGTAATTAAGCCAGTACCAGCGCAATTTTTGCATTCACTTTTTTCATACATATAACTTTGATGAAAAATATCAAAATCCTTTTCATACAATGTAGTGCCATTACCTGCGCATTCAGGGCATGGGATATATATTTCTTTACCCGCCATTGTTTAATCCTTTCGGTCTGAGCGTTGGCTTGATTGATATTGATGCAGAGCTGACATAGTTTGTCTCAATGCATTGCGCCATGCTATCTAAATGTGCATATGGCTGATACGCTGCTGGCAATGCATCGCCGCACTCCATTGCGCTGCGATACATTGTGTCATTGCTCAACTCTACGCCGCCAATGACGTATGTGATTATGAGTGTTGTGTAAAATGTCATAATTTCTCCTCTTCTACCATTTGAATGCGTTCACCAATCCAACGCATAACTGGAACAGCCATTGAATTACCCATAGCTTTATATCTATGACCATTAGGGCAATCTTCTGGTTCTTTGCCACGCCAAGATATTTGCGTATAATCGTCTGGGAATCCTTGCAAACGCTCACATTCTCTTGGAGTTAAACGCCTGACAGCGCTAGTGCAGATCATTGGTTTGGTGGCTAAATCTGCACCGCCTGCACCATAACTTGCAGTTAAAGACATAGTTACATCAGATAATGTTGTCTCTCCTGTGGCTTTAGTTGGCACAAGAGTTTCAGTGCCGGCATCATATGCTTGACCTGTTCTCGTTGTTAAGCATTTAGCAACTAAGCCTGCACCTCTTCCGCCAAACACCTCTTGGTTACTCGCACCAATGCCGCCAGACCCTTTTGAAGATTGCGTTAATGTTGGGTGTGGAAAATCACCATCCCAATGAGAACCAGACTTAGGTGTTACAGC